TGGGCGATATACAGCTTGGCCGGCAGTTTCGTGCCGACAAGGGCGGCCCAGCCATCATGAGGACGCGGCCAAGCCTCCTCCAGACGCACCACGCTCGCAAACATCCCCTTCACCGGATGCCGCACGTTCCGCGCCTCCAGCCACCCCTCCACCCGGAGATTCTTCTTGACCACCGCATGGCCGCTTATGCGTGCGTCACCACCTGCGGTTACATGTCTTCCGATGGCTGCATCCCCCTCAATTTCTGTTGCCTTTATCTGACTCATACCAAAAGTTGTTTGCTTAATTCTGACATTGCTGATGACAAGTTGCTGCCTATGGTTGCAAGCGCAAGTGCCGCCGCCTCATACACTACGGCTGTATAGCATCTTTCTGGGATGTACATACCGCCGTCTCGGTCAACTTTAGGCAACGGGATATAGAGAGCCTGCTCTACTGTTGCGTTTTCATCATGGCAAGAGAAGAGCTCAAGAACACAACCCGTGGCCCGGCTCACAATCGCCACTACCGGCTTTTGCGGATTTCCACGCAGTCCCTTGTAGCGTGAGAATTGCAATTGGTACTTCGGGTCAGCTGCGGTGATAGGCTCATATACCGGTCGCTCCCAATCGCTCATCTTGAAAATCACAAGCCTCATGAAATCTTCAGGAAGGAGAATCCAGCCCGAGCATTGGTTTCGCCAATATACAGCGTCTCCGAAATGTTTGCCGCCGTCAAGCAGATGCACCGGTGCTTCGGTCAATATCCGTCGCACCGCCTCCACAATTTTTGAGCGGATGATTTCCTCCAACGACAGAGTGTCGATATCCTCGCTGGCTATCAACTGTTCGCTCGTATTGTTCTCGTCTATGGCGATACGCACGTCACGCACTATCCGTTGGATTTTATAAATCATATCGCGGGTGTGGGTTTATGAGAAACTTATGGCGATACCGTTGGCTTCCCCGGCGGCTACAATGTCGGCACGGTTGCGCAGCTTGGCTCTCACGTAGCCGAACTTGCTTTCAAGAAAGTCCTTGGCATCATCATTGTTGTCAAACTCCATTTCGGTTATAGCTTCGCGATGTGGTTCAACCGCAGATTCTCCTCTCTCTCCATCCGCTGCACAGCGGTTTTTTGTCTCTGTGCTGAGCTTTAGCGAAGCTTCGTCCGGTTCCGTTGCAGGAGCAGTTCCCTTGTCGGTACCACCCTTGAGATTGCGCTCAATATGGACATCTTCATCAAGCGGCACAGTTCTTACCACATGGATACGCCCGCGTTTGTATTGCTCGCTGTTCTCTATCGCATGCTGCACCATGAGACTGTCGGTCGTATATGTCGCGGGGTTAGTGCCCATTGCGTTCATGGAGCCGTCCGTGAACAATACTTTCATCGCCGATCTGCCTACCTTGATGATGGCCTGGTATTCCATCATGCCCGACACCCCGTATGTCACTCTTTTCTTCTTCATTGCTGTTGTTGTTAGAGAGGGGCGGACGGTATTGCCTCTGTTGTCCGCCCCTCCGGTTAATCAATTGGAATGCGATGAATGAGTTACACTGCCATTACGTCTCCTGTATACTCGACCCAGGAAGAACCCTCTCCGCCACTCTTGGCTTGCCAGAGCGTACCCTTGACTGCTGTCTCTCCAATGCCTGGGCAATCGTTGAGAAGATAGAACACACAGCCGTTTTCAGGTGCCTCTTCACCGTCGTAGAGATGATAGTGTACGGCCTCGGTGTTGATGTTGCCATCTGCCGATGTGGCCTCCCCGTTGATCCAGACGTGGCACGAACCTTTCAGCGCGAGTGCATCCCACACCAGGATGGCTTCGCGGGTGGCCTCCTCGCCCTCCATGCGGTCGCGGCTTGAGTGCTCGGCTGAATACTGGTAATGCACAAGCCTGTCGGGAGCCACGATGAAGGCGGAGTTGCTCCACTTCAGACGGTCAAGAGTCGGGTCGTGTTTGAATTCGAGGTCTCCGAACACGGTGTGGAAGTTCGTCACTACCCAGCCTACCGGATTGGTCTTGGTGGTAATCTGAATTTCCGGATGCTTTGAATAGTCGATACACTGTATGTTCTCAAGGAAGTTCTTGCCTGCAAGACAGATTACGCTTTTCGGAACATCCTCTCCGGTGAACACCATCTTGGCCAGTGCGATGATTTCCTCAACTGTCCACTTGCCCGCATGCTGGAGTTCTTTCTTAACCTGATAGCGCACACCCTCGGTACAATAGACGGACTGTACACCAGCCTTCGGGGTCTGTACCGAGAACTTCGCCTTGCGTCCTGCATAGAGCGTACGGTTGCCGCGTACCTTGAAGTTGGTGATGGCGGCTTCCGCGATTACGGCCTTGCCGAACGGAATGCGCTTCTTCTGCGCCTCATAATAGTCAGATACAATCTGATTCATGCCGCGCTTCTGAAGATACACCGTCTGAGCCTGCGGAACGATGAGGTCAGGGTCAACCTCTTTCTGCGTCTCGTAGAGCGCGTTCGAAAGTATGATGAGGGTTGTTCCGGCAGGTATGGCCGGGGTGGTGCAGAATTCGTCCGATGCC